ACACAAATGGGAAGATGTATATACACAGACGTTATACCAATTTTTAGGTGAAGAATGCGTCCGCGAATGGAGGGAATTTCGCTTTTGTACTCGGTGTAATAGTGTTCAACGTCCTGATATTCTCCTATTAAGTCCAAGGTCTTCCTGCTACTAGTCCACCATTGTTTGGATTGTTAGTTAATGTATTATCTGCTTTATATACAGTAGGCAACTGGGACAAGTTAAGAGTACTACGTCTTCCACTTGCAGTTCTGTTTGTTACTGCTAAATTTAATCTAGCCTCTTGTCTGAGTTTCTTATTTGCTAGTGTTGATATTCCATTCGCCGCCATTTGCTTTCTCCGTTATCTTCTATTTAGTGTCTTTAAACGCTTACTCGCTGGATTCATTTGATTGGGGTATTCGAATCACTTACCAACAACGAGGCTGATATAGTTCACCGTAAAATGAAACTGGTCGGGAATAAGTATTATATCAACGAAATTGGTTCTACGGAGGGACTAGGAGATGAATAGGCGAGATTTCGTGAAATGCATCATAGGAACACCATTGTTAGCAATGCCATTTAGTGTAGATGTGTTGGCAACAGGTGGGAATATATGGATTGACACTATCACTGGGATAATTACAGTATCTACACCAGAGGGATATCTTTCACATGAATAAAACATATATATTAGTAGATTTTGATGGACCACTACTAGCAAGCAAATCATTATATACTCCACGAAATCAGTTAAAATTCCGTGAGGCGGATGGTATTAACACCAAGTTTGACGAATTCTCTGTTTGGGCTCATAATATGTGGGCAAAATATGGGGAAGCTACTATTATCTTTAGTACTAATTGGTGCATGCATAAAACTACCGAAGAATTAAAAACTATTTGTAAGAACAATGGGTTGGAGTTCAATAATAGATATGCAGACGATGACCATATTCTAACCCAGAGAAAATTAACATCTGGTCGTGGCAGTGAAGTATGGTGGACAATTGGTGATATGGCAGAAGAAGGTGATCGTTTCCTAATAGTAGATGATGATACATCATGTAAATATGTTGATAAATATGTCCAAACTGCTATAGACCCAGATTCAAACCCCGCAGGATATGTAAATTGGAGTAAGATGGATACACCACCACAGGTGAAATGGCTTGAAGTGGATACAACCGAAGGGTTGTCATTGCAAAATTTCAGAGATGGTGCTAATTTTTTGGGGTTTAATGAGTATGGGCTTGAAACATATACCCCATGGGATTATATGAACAAGAATGAATTTAGCAAAGAATTAAAAACCAAAGAAGAGAAAGAAAAACTTCAGAAAGAGATGGATATATTAATTAGTTGTATGATATAATTTAAAAGGATTTAAAATGAGTAAAGTAAAATGGGTAATTAAACGTATTGTTGGAATTGCTATATTCACAGGGATAATGCCATTCATGTGGTTGGTTGAGTGGGTCGTTGAAGATGAATCGACCGTCAACGAAGCAATGCAAAAAACCTGGGAATTCTATAAAGAAGAAGCACTGGGTATCAAGCCGAAGAAACGAGTTTACTAATAGTTAGATAAAATTTTGTTTTTTTGGCCATATCATTGATGGCTGATGCTGCGGGGTCACATCACTGGACGAATTATTTCTGGGCAGTAACTTGATGTATTCCAACACGCGATCTGATGTTGTTTGATCCATTATAATAACACCTTCTGATATTTCTATACGAGGTGAGTTTGTGCAGCCAACGAGGGTAAACAACATCAGGGTAATAATTAATTTCATATGTGTATTTATTGCTAATTATTTATTGAATGTGTATGTATTTTATGTTAACATAATATTATGAGCACAAAACAACCAATTGCAGAAAAGATCAGAAAACATTATAATTCAGAAGATGGTGAGTGGATTATACAAGCAGGCAAAATGAAGGAAGCCAAACTTCTTAAAGAAGCATGCGAAACAATCGAAAACCAAGCTGATCGGATTCGGGTATTGCAGAACAATGCTAACAATACTTGGACTGCAACGGCAAAATCACAGTCTAAATTAACTAAACCATACGAGGAAAAGATTAGCACATTAGCTACTGAGTTAAAATTAGAACGAAAACGAATCAGTGAGTTAAAAGAGGCATTTAAATCAGTGAATAATATATTTGAAGCAACATATTTCAATAGTGGGTTCTGGTAATGTCTAGAGTATTTTTCATATCTGACCTTCATATAGGGCATAAGAATGTCCATACGTTCAGAACACAATTTAGTTCGGAAGCAGAACATCGAGAATATATAGTGGACTGTTGGAATAGCAAAGTTACCAAACGTGATAAGGTGTATGTATTGGGCGATGCTGTGTTTACAATGGAAGGCATTGCTACTATTAATAGCTTACATGGTAGTAAGACACTAATTCGTGGCAATCACGACAATTTAGATACCACTGCATATCTAAAATGTTTTGATCAAGTTGAGGGTATGGTAAAGTATAAGTTTTTCTGGTTGACTCATTCACCTATGCACCCGGTAGAATTGCGTGGGAAAGTGAATATTCATGGGCATGTCCATTTTACAACGATTAATGATATCCGATATGAAAATGTATGCTGTGAGAACATCAGCTATACCCCTATTTCATATGATGAATTAATAAATAAAAGAAAAGAACGAGTTAAAACCTTTTACGGGGATGAGATATATAGGTATAAATATGAAAAGACTGATTAAATGGAAGAATGGGTTTAATATCAATATAACTACCAATAAGTCTATCGAAGTGGAATGGGATTATAGTGCATACAATGAATGGCTCTTTTTGATGTTTGGCACTAGGTCAGGCGATCACGCAGGGGTTGAATTTAGTTTAAATTTGCTCAAACACAGCATTGACATTAAGTTCTACGACCATAGGCACAAAGGAGAAGGGGAATGATAGGTGAGATGTTTAATCCAGCCGTAAAAGTTAGCGATACACTAGTTGCGGTAAATGACCACGAACCCACGCAACAAGAAAAAGATATATTAGATGGAGTGGACACCATTGATGACCACACTGCGGTGATTATATCAACGAGTTATGGTGTTGGATGGTGTGGGCAAGGAACTGATGCAAGGTTTGATCTGGGGCTAGTGGCACTTATTATAAAACGTGATGAAGTAGCAGCAGATAAACCAATAGCTAATCACGATCTAGTACTAGAACAAATTATTTCCTATTGCTATCTAAAGTGGGGTGAAGAATGTTTGGGTGCCATTAATGGATTAACTATTGAGTGGTTACCGGTCGGTATAAAATTTAAAATAGAACAATATGATGGAGCGGAATATATTATTACTGAAAATGATCTGGACTTAGTAGCATAATGGGTGTGAACTATCAAGAAGAAGCGATATGGATTTCAAATGGGTTTAAATGTGATAAGTGTGGCATTGAATACACCAACGATCATGACCCAGTTAAGTTATCCCATGAATTTGGGTATTTCAGTGAGCATGATTTACAGATGGTGGAAGCATATGTATGCGAAGGATGTTTTTATAACATCATAAAGGACATCAATGGTGCGGCATGGGATAATTATGGATGAGTTTAATATAACATTTGCAGATGCCGCACCTTGATAGAGGAAAATATATATCATAATCTATCAGAATACAGAATAGTATCCACCCAATCAATATGGAGCAATAAAATGACAGAATATACAAATATGGCAGAAGAAGTAACCACAATCACAAAAGATGATGTAAAACATTGGTTGTCTGCTAGCACAGCAATTGTCACATTTGAAAAAGCTGATGGATCAATGAGAGAAATGACTGCCACCCTTCAACCTGGGTATCTTCCTGAAACAAAAGAACAAAACACCACCCCAGCAAGAAAAGATAATCCAGATGTGGTTACAGTTTGGGATATTGAAAATGCTGGGTGGCGTTCATTCCGCATTGATCGTATTAAGTCATTGTTAGTTGAATAGATTATTCACATTCGGGTGTAGCATGACAAATTATCATTACCCTACATGGGCTGATATATTAGGTACTACCTATGATTATTATGAAAATTGGGGTAGATATGGTTCTGGGAATCAATTTATTTTCAATTCAATAATAGAATGCAATAAACGAAATAATCTTACGAAGAATGACACCATTCTTATATTATGGACAGGTATTGCTAGGATTGATTACTACCAGTTCAATGAATGGTGCAATAAACAAAGCCTGTTCCCAGATAAATCAGGTGATGAATTGAATGATTGGCCTATTTCAAGTCCAGATGGATATGAAATACTAAGCTACGCATATATGGATGCAATACATAATATATTGGCAGGGTTGAACTATAGATCAATGAAATGGCAAGAATACGATGTTGACGCACATCGTGTATACGAAGACACATTAAATAATATAGAATATATCCAATTTAGAGAGAATGATCGTGTATACATTGATAGCAAATCCTATCGGTTAGAAGCAGAAAAGTTATATAAACGCATGGCTGGCGAAGATTGGCCATCATTGGGTGATATTTTGTCCGATAATTATCATAATATTGATGATAATTTTATATTGGAAGAAATAGCCGAGTTTTTTGGTTATCTTAAATCTAATAAAAAACTGATGTTATCATTGGCTGATACGATAGATCGTCATCCAACACCTTTAGCACACCTTGCAGTAGTTAGAAAATATTTTCCTGATGCCAACATATCATTGGCAACCGAGGAATGGGTTGAGACTATTGATCACAAACTATTAAGTGGTATTGAATATAAATTTAAACCATCTAATCCAATGCGGTATTAAGGAAAACGTATAAATGAAAGCAGAACTTCACCGTAAAATAGCACAATGGCACTTAGCACAGGCGGAGTTGCATGACCTATCTGGAACGGATAATTTACCTAAGTGCATTGCGGATGGAGAGTGTTCTGTGTTATACCCAGGGAAAGCATGGATAGCAGAAGATGGATGGATTGTATCATTAATTAGTCCAGCGGATTTAGCACAATTAGATAAAATGGAAGAATAACGAAATTATGTTGATATGCCCAATGCTTTTAGGGGGTTCTTTTATTATAAAACTATTGACTAATGCATAAAATGTATGTATAATACTTGCATTGATTGCATAATATGGATCAATTATAATCATATCTTTGATAGGAGAAATATATATATGAATGAAAATATTCGTCCACTACACGACCGTGTTGTTGTGAAGAGAACAGAAGAAGAGAAAATGTCAGCAGGTGGTATTGTTATTCCTGATTCAGCAACAGAAAAGCCAGCGCGTGGCACTGTTGTAGCTACAGGTAAAGGTAAGGTCCTTGATAATGGGACAGTGCTTGATTTGGGTGTTGCCGTTGGGGACACTGTGTTATTTGGTAAATTTGCAGGAACTGAAGTTAAAGTTTCTGGAGAAGAACTTGTCGTCATGAATGAAGACGATATAATGGCTGTAATTGAATCATAAGGAGAAATATATGAGCGCAAAAGAAGTAAAATTTAGTGATGACGCACGTCATCTAATGTTAGATGGTGTAAACACGTTGGCAAATACTGTAAAGGTAACACTTGGACCAAAAGGACGAAATGTTGTTTTAGATAAAGCATTCGGTGCACCTGTAATCACAAAAGATGGGGTGACAGTGGCAAAAGAGATTGAACTTGAAGGGAAGTTTGAGAATATGGGTGCACAACTAGTTAAACAAGTAGCATCACACACCGCAGAGGTTGCTGGTGATGGCACTACCACAGCTACTGTACTAGCACAATCTATTATGAAAGAAGGAATGAAGGCTGTTGCTTCTGGAATGAACCCAATGGATCTTAAACGAGGTATCGACCTTGCTACTGCATCAGCGGTGAAGAGTATTAGTTCACAAGCAATTGAGTGTACTGACCCAAGTGCTATTGCACAGGTAGGCACGATCTCTGCGAATTCAGATGCATCAATTGGTAATATTATCGCAGAAGCAATGGAAAAAGTTGGCAATGGCGGTGTGATTACAGTAGAGGATGGCACATCATTTGAGAATGAACTTGATGTCGTTGAAGGTATGCAATTTGATCGTGGTTATCTATCACCTTATTTTGCAACCAATCAGGAAAGTATGGTTGCAGAGTTGGATGAACCATTCATTCTACTATTTGATAAGAAGATTAGCAACATTCAATCTATGATTGGAGTGCTAGAAGGAGTTGCCAAAGCTGGGAAACCGTTGCTTATCATCGCAGAAGATATTGAGGGTGAGGCACTGGCTACATTGGTAGTAAATTCAATGCGTGGAATTGTTAAAGTAGCAGCAGTTAAAGCACCTGGGTTTGGTGATAGACGTAGTGCTATGCTACAAGATATTGCTGTTTTAACAGGTGGCACAGTTATTTCAGAAGAAGTAGGGCTATCACTAGAGAAAGTAACTCTTGATGATCTTGGCACTGCAAAGCGGATTGTGGTTGAAAAAGACAACACTACGATTATTGATGGTGCAGGACAAAGTGCCGATATTGATGGGCGTGTTAATCAAATCCGTGTGCAAATTGAAAATTCAACTTCTGATTATGATATTGAAAAACTACAAGAACGTGTTGCTAAACTATCAGGTGGTGTTGCAGTAATCAAGGTTGGCGCTGCTACCGAAGTTGAGATGAAGGAAAAGAAAGATCGCATTGATGATGCCCTTGCTGCTACTCGCGCAGCCGTGGAAGAAGGTGTAGTTGCAGGTGGTGGTGTAGCACTCGTTCGTGCTATTGATGGCATGGCGGGTCTTGCTGGCATCAATCACGATCAGGATGTTGGTATTAACATCTTGCGAAGATCATTGGAAGAACCATTGCGTACTATTGCATACAACGCTGGCGTAGAAGCATCGGTTGTTATCAATAAGGTACGAGAAAGTGAAGGCAACATGGGTTACAATGCTGCAACAGATGAGTACTGTGATATGATTGAGGCAGGTGTTCTTGATCCTGCGAAAGTCACACGATCAGCACTCCAAAATGCAGCATCAGTGGCAAGCCTTATGATTACAACCGAAGCCATGGTTGCTGAAATTCCACACGACGAACCAGCAGCCCCACCAATGGGCGGTGGCGGAATGGGCGGAATGCCAGGCATGATGTAATTTTACTAACATTTTAGTAAAATGATAAATATATGCACAGCAGATGCCAAATGGGTTTGCTGTGCATATCTTGCTTAATTAAAGGAGAAACATTATGACAAGTTTAAAAACAATCAGAGCGAAGGATTTCGCTCCGTTTTATCAAAATTCAGTTGGTATTGACCAACTATTCGACAATTTACTTTCTACAGTAAATGTAAATACACAATCAAACTACCCACCATATAATATTATTAAAAAAGATGATAATAATTATCTGATTGAAGTTGCGGTGGCTGGGTTTAGCGAAGGCGATATCAAAGTAACAGTAGAACAAAATGTTCTAAATATTAATGCAGAAAATTCAGATGAAGAGACTACTGACGAATTCGTGCATCGTGGAATTAGTTCACGTAAATTTAGTAGAACATTCAATCTTGCGGAACACATTGAAATAAAGGCTGCTAAAGTAGAAAATGGTATTTTAAGTCTTGTTTTGGAGCGTGAAATTCCGGAACAACTCATGCCCAAATCTATTGAAATTGAGTATAGACAGTAATATCATTAGCTGACCTTAGCTAGCAGAATAATAGGAGCATATGCTCCTATTATTCTATTCATCATCAAACCTAAACCCAAAGTTAGAATGTAACCTAGCTATTTCTTCTGGCACCCCATGTATATGTCCACCTACCGTCATAGTATTCCATGGCAATGATTCTTTATCTAGCATCGGGGTATCATGCAAGTATAACTCCTGTCCAATAGTTAAATATTCAGGCAAATGTGATATTGGTGTATTCTCAATATTCATACTCCCTCTTACTGTTAGGTTATTAGGCAATTGTGTTATTAGTGTATCTTTGAGGGACAAAAGCCATTCCACTGATAACCCATCAGGCAACTCCTTAACAAAATTGTATGGAAATTCATTAAATGCAAGGTTGCGATAGTTTACCTTCATCATATGGTTACACATATCCATCGTTGGCTTGCTATACTTTTTTTCTAACTGGTCATATCCATATAATGACTCTGGGGTTGAATGTTTGCTGTATAAGTCCATCATTATAGTGTCCTTATGAATGCCTTGTATTTAGATGCAGATTCTGGGTCTTTCATTATATATGGTTCGGCTTCTGGCCATCTGCCTTTTTTTCTTATATCCCTAGCATACATATATGCATATTCTGGACTCTTCATTATATATGGTTCTGCTTCTGGCCATCTTCTTTCCATTACATACATAGCATAAAAATATGCATATTTTGGATCTTTCATTATATATGGCTCGGCTTCTGGCCATTCATCTTCTATTACATACTTAGCATAAAAATATGCATATTTTGGATCTTTCATTATATATGGTTCTGCTTCTGACCATCGGTTTCCCATTACCCCACCAGCATACTCATATGCATATTCTGGGTCTTTCATTATATATGGTTCTGCTTCTGGAAATCTGCCTTCTATTACATATCTAGCATACCAATATGCAGAATATGGATCTTTCATTATATATGGTTCGGCTTCTGGCCATCTTCCTTTTTTTCTTATATCCCTAGCATACAGATATGCATATGTAGGATCTTTCATTATATATGGTTCTGCTTCTGGCCATTCATCTTGTATTGCATCCATAGCATACAGATATGCATATTTGGGGTCTTTCATGATGTATGGTTCTGCTTCTGTCCATTCACCTGTTAGTCTTGCTTCTTCATATGCGAATCCTGGGATTTCAAACCTATCTTTATAGCCATATAATGTCTCTGGGTTTGTGTGTTTGCTGTATAAGTCCATCATTATATTTAGTTTGCGGACGCATGAATAAATATTATACATACTGAAACAAAAGGAGTATGATATGTTCACATGGATCGCCAAACGATATGCAATGGCAAAAATCAAAGCATTTATCGCAAGAAAAATAGTCAAACGCATACAACGTAAATATAATTTAAGTTCACAATACAAACAATCATTTACAATGGCACACGATGTTGATTGGCAAAAGATTAATAGATATGCAGAATTGGCAAAATTAGCATATGCAGATAAAATAGATGACATTAAGCAAGCATATCCAAACCAGGTATATGTGAATGAAATTAAACAAATTCGATATTTTTTACTAACGAATCGAGGTGAAAAAACCTATACTATCTCTATTCGTGGTACTAGTAATATCAAGAATGCTATGCAAGATATTAAATTTGACAAGGATTGGTCAACCAGATTGCAATGTAAGGTGCATAGTGGGTTTCATGGGGTAGCAGAACGAATTTTTGCTGATTTAAGAAGGTTAATGGCTGACGCATCATACGCTATTAATATAACTGGACATTCATTAGGTGGTGCAGAAGCAGTTATAGTAGGTGCATATTGTTATCAAGCCGGATTAAATGTTAATGAAATAATCACATTCGGTCAGCCGAAAGTATTTGATCGTGATGGTATATTTAAATGGGAACATTTGCCACTAACAAGGGTAGTTAATGAAACCGATGTAGTACCATTAGTTCCACCAGTTGAATTATTGTATATGTTTAAACGATATAGGCACTTTGGCAAAATGATTAAGTTAGTCAATGATGAGTATTATTGTTTCTTAGAACCAGCACAGGCAAGTGGAATGGGAGTTAATTCATTTTGGTTAAATGCTGCCAAAGAAGATTTTTCATTTTTGGATATAGCAAAAGAATTACCAGATCATTTTATGGATAACTATTTAGATAACATAACACCTAAATTATCAGGTGGCAAAGAAATACGATGGAAAGATAGAGAAAGGTACTTAGAAGATGAAACTTGAAGATATGTCAAAAAAAGAGTTAGATGAATATGGGGAAACTCTTGGGTTAAAGCTAGATCGAAGAAAAAAGAAACAATATTTAATTGATGCTATCGAAAAAGAAATATTAACTCGGCAACACGATGATAATATGTTATCAGATTATGCAGCGAATGTTAGGCAATCTGAATTCATAATAGAAACTATTGTATATGGAATATTGATAATTGGTGTTATTGGTGTTATCAGCACGAGTATATGATTACATTAGATAATATCAAACAAATGGTCGCCAAAGGTACACTGTGTCCATATGCATTTAATACATATGAACTAGGACCACAAGGCAGACAACGATTCTGTTGTGTATGGAAGGAGCAAGCATTACTTGATGAAGATGGCAACCAACTAACGGTTAATAATAGCACCATACAAGATGCATGGGATAGCACACAACTCAATCAAATCCGTGCAGATATGCTTGATAGCAAACAAGTGAAGGGGTGTGAACGCTGTTACCATGAAGAACAATCATCGTCAGCAAGTTTGCGTTTGCAAGAAAGCCATCGTATACTGGAAGTACCAGAAGATACGGCATATTTCGTTGATACAATAAATGAATTTACAAACACAGGTAAGGTGAAGCATATTAGACGAATGGATTTGCGATTAGCATCATTGTGTAATATTGCTTGTGTAATGTGTACTCCAGATATATCCACAACCTCCGCCAGAGAAGCAAAAAAAATACTTGATAAGGATCAACGATTTGCAGAATTTACCAACTATAAGCCTATATTTGAAAATGAGGTCGATTTTGGGTTAGATCAGAAATATATGCAAGATGTGCAAGATAACATACATCATGTAAATAAAATATTCTTTATAGGCGGTGAACCAAGCGTAATGCGATCTATACCAATTCTATTACAGTATTGCATAGATCAAGATATAGCAAAAAATATAGAAGTTCAATTTAGCATTAATGTTACTAACTTAGCACAACGAAGTGTTGAACTATTATCACATTTTAAGTCTGTGCAAATAACATTGTCGATTGATGGTGTTGGAAAAGTAAACGAGTACATTAGATATCCCAGTAAATGGGATAAAATAATGGCTAATTTAGAGATATTAATGGATTTACCAGAACCATTTTGGTTCTCAACAGCACCAGTCCCAATGATATATAATGTATTGCATTGGCATGAGTTAATGCAGTTTTGGGATAGTATCAATAAAAATCTAATGATTGGGAGACAAATTTATGTTGGTCCGTGTGACTTAGTTGATCCGCCATTTTTAAAGTTCCAAAACTTGACACCAGCATTACGTCCATTAGCAATTGAACGATTGAAACAATGTTTTGACCTAGAAATGTATAACACCAATGATACCATATCAGAAAAAACAAAGTATATGATCTCTGAGTTAGAAAATAACACATTCAATGAAGATTATTATAACCAAATGGTTCAATACTCACAAATATTAGATAAGCACAGAAATCTAAATATGCATGAGTGTATTCCTGAATTAACAGACATACTATATAGTTAAGTTATATCTATCGGCTAATTCAGTACTCTTTTTAGTTAGTTTGCCACTTTTTGGATATTCCAATGGTTTTCTGTTTGAGTATTCTTCTTTATATAGTTTAGCTATCTTGTTAAATAGTCGTTTACCTAATTTTTTTGGTTTAGGTTTTTCTAAGTAATCTGCTAGTTCCCCTCAAATGTATAAATAATACTCATACATTTGAGGGGGAAATATGTGGATATACAATAATACAGAGTTAACAGCAATACCGAAAGATGCAGTAGGATTTATATATTTAATTACGAGAATTAACATTGACGCTTACCCAGAAGAACCAATGTATTACATTGGCAAAAAACACTTCCATTCTAAGCGAAAACAGAAGAACAGTAAACGGCGTAAAACCGTAGAATCTGACTGGCAAAAGTATTATGGGTCATCTGGAGTTCTAAAAGAGAGTATAAAAAAACACAGCAGAGACAACTTTCATAGAGAAATTATACGGATATGTTACTCAAAAT